TATACCTAAAGAATGTCTTTTAAAGTCTAATGATCAAAAAGGGTATTCTTCCAGTGTGTCTGAAATTAGATTATGGAATGGGTCTAAGATTACAGGATATGCGGCTCAAGAACCTGAGAGACTTCGCGGACCGCAATATCATAGAGCATGGTGTGATGAAATAGCGTCTTGGAGATATCCTGAAGCTTTTGATCAGCTTATGTTTGGTCTAAGGTTAGGTGACAATCCACAGTGCGTGATAACAACAACACCAAAACCAAGCACACTTATCAAAGACTTAGTATCAAGAAATGATTGCTATGTAACAAGTGGCTCTACATTTGAAAACGAAGCAAACTTAGCAGAGTCTGCTTTAAAAATGCTTAGAGAAAGATATGAAGGCACAAATTTAGGTAGACAGGAGCTGTATGCAGAGATCATTGAAGACTTTGAAGGTGCTTTGTGGAGTTCTAATCTAATAGAAAAGGCAAGAGTACACGAAAAAAATGATCTTTCACAGATTATAGTTGCAATTGACCCTGCTGTTACAGCTAATGCAAATAGCGATGAAACAGGTATAGTAGTAGTAGGTAAGGATTATAATAATCATTATTATGTCTTAGAGGACTTATCAGGAAGACATCCACCTGAAAAATGGGGTAGAATAGCTATAAATGCTTTCTACGAATGGGAAGCAGATAGGATAGTAGCTGAAGTTAATAACGGTGGAGACTTGGTAGAAAGGCTTATAAGAAACATAGATAGTCAAATATCTTATAGAAGTGTAAGGGCAACTAGGGGTAAAATACTTAGAGCAGAACCAATCTCAGCTTTATATGAACAAGAGAGAGTTCACCATGTAGGTGCATTCTCAGAGTTAGAATCGCAAATGTGCAGTTATACAGGAGATACAAATAGTTCGCCTGATAGATTAGATGCTTTAGTATGGGGATTAACCGAACTTAGCAAGTCTAAAGGACAAGTAAACTGGAGAATAAGCTAATGGCACAACAAACATTTTTACAACGACTTTTTAATATTCAACAACAAGAAGTCAAACAATCAAACATGATGGGTTATTTTGGGGTTGGTACTGATCAACCTAAGAATTACAAATATGCAGATTTAGCCAAAGAGGGATATCTAAAAAACGCAATCGTTTATCGTTGTGTCAACGAAATATCTAAAGGTGCAAGTGCAGTACCCTTTGTAGTTAAAGCAGGAGATCAGATAATTGAACAACATCCACTCATTGACCTTCTTAATAGACCCAATCCTTTACAATCCTACTCAGAGTTCTTTAATAGCCTGTTTGGTTATGTGTTGCTTAGTGGCAATGCATATATACTTAAAGTAGGTGGAGAGACAGGTACGCCTAAAGAGCTACATCAATTAAGACCTGATCGTATTAATATTAAAGGTAGTGGTAACGCTATACCTGATAAATACGAATATTTAATAAATGGTAGGGTTCAAAATACCTATGATGTAGATCAAGACAATGGCTTTAGCGAAATTAAGCATGTAAAGCTATGGAATCCATTAGATGATTATTACGGATTATCTCCTATGAGTGCCGCGGCTATAGAGATAGATCAATTCAATATGTCTAGTAAACATAATGTAAATCTTCTAAATAATGGTGCAAGACCAAGTGGAGCTGTTATCTTTAAACCTAAAGATGATGCAGGTTTTGCTGTAAACCTTACAGAATCACAAAGACAACAATTACTTACAGACCTTAACAATAGATTTAGTGGTACTGCTAATGCAGGTAGACCTATGCTTTTAGAAGGAGACTTTGACTGGAAAGAGATGGGTTTAAGCCCTAAAGACATGGACTTCCATGCATTAAAGAATATGGCAACCACAGACATAGCCCTTTGCTTTGGAGTGCCTAGTCAGTTAGTAGGTGTTCCTGATGCTCAGACTTACTCAAATGTAGCAGAAGCAAGACTTGCTCTATATGAAGAAACTATAATTCCACATCTAAGAAAGATAGCTTCTGATCTTAATGAGTGGTTAGTGCCTTTATTTGACGATAGGCTTACCCTTGAATTTGATATAGATTCTATACCTGCACTTGCAGAAAGAAAAAAGAAGACTTACGAGAATGTTACTAGTGCTGTTCGTGAAGGTATTATGACCCGTAATGAAGCTAGGAAGATAATAGGTCTTGACCCTATAGATGGTGCAGATGATCTTTATATATCAGCTAATCTATTCCCACTTTCAGATAGTGATGTTCCTAAACCTGAGAATCCTATTAACGAAGAAGACTTAGAAGACTACGATGATGATGATGAGGTTGATAAAGAGATAGACTTCCTTTTACAAGAAGAGAAAGCTTTAGCAGATATAAATACAGTTCCTACCAGTGAAATGGCAGAAGAAGCTAAGAGAGGGCTTGAACTTAGAAAAAAGTTTAAAAGGGGTGGCACTTTAGTAGGTGTTGCTCGTGCAAATCAGCTAGTAGCAAGAGAAAGACTATCTATATCTACAGTCAAAAGAATGTATAGCTTTTTTAAAAGGCATGAAGTGGATAAACAAGCAGAGGGTTTTAGACAAGGTGAAGAAGGATATCCAAGTGCAGGAAAGGTTGCATGGTTGCTTTGGGGTGGAGATTCAGGCTTTGCTTGGGCTAAAAGAAAGCGTCAACAAATAATTACAGAAGAAGATAAAGAGTATGCACTACAGGAGCATGTAGAATCTAAAGAAGATGAAAAAGCTTTATCAGGTAAGGTAAAAGAAGCCTTAGAAGGTAAAGTAGAAGATCATAATGAGAAACATGGTAACACTAAGACTAAAAGGGCTACTTTAAGAATGCTAGAAGCTGTATTTAGACGTGGTGTAGGTGCTTATAGAACAAACCCTAGTTCTGTAAGACCAAGTGTTAGTTCACCTGATCAATGGGCTTACGCAAGGGTAAATAGCTTTCTAAGAGCATTATCTACAGGCAAGTTTAGAGGTGGAAGGCACGATACAGACTTATTTCCTAAAGGACATCCACTATCTAGCAAAACATGAAGGTAGAACGTAAAAAGTTCAATACCTTTAGACAAGGTAGGATAAACGTAAGGGCTGAAGCTAGAAAACAGCTAGTTTTAAGGAATAATTTAGAAAAAAGGTTTTATAGACAACTTTCTAGCCTATTTAAGAAGTTTCTAAATGTACAGATGTACTTATACAAGCAATATGGGTTATATGAGCCACAAATAGCAGAACAAACCCTTAACGAAGACTTATTTCCTATTATTCACGCACATTACAAGCGTGTTTTTAAAGTTATCTTTAGATATAACGAATCTAAATATAATATTGACAAAAAACAAGATGAAGCTTTTGTTTTTGGTAGATCAATAGACTTTGAAAGCTTAGTAGAACAGTATTTTAATACTAGACAGCTAGTTTTAGCAGGTATAAGTATGCGATTAGCTACTCGTATTAGTAGTGTTATAGAGCAAGGTAGAGCCGATGATCTTACATTAGCACAGATTACCAAATTAGTTTCTGATAAGTTTTTACCTATTAGTAGAAGTAGATCAGCCCTAATAGCCCGTACAGAAACACATAATGCCGCAAGTTTTGCTAATAATGCTTACTTTAAAAAAGTAGAAGAAGACTTAGGCACTAAGATGCTAAAGAAGTGGGTGGCTACTAACGATAAAAGAACTAGATCAGCACATGCATTAGCTAACGGTCAGATCGTAGATATGAATGAAGACTTTATAGTAGGTGGTGTTCCTATGGAATATGCAGGAGACCCTAAGGGTGGTGCATCAAACGTCATCAACTGTAGATGTGTGATTATCTACGCTGATGAAAGAGATATGGAATCTTAATCTATCTATTAACCATTTGAGAAACAAACTTAATATTAACAAATTCACTTTGTGAAATATTATTATCATCAAGCCATTTACCTAGTTCTTTATTGACATTGAATCTATCAACATCAATATAAGTACCTTTATATTCATATCTAAAAAACATTATGCTACCTCCTTTGTGTAGTCTCTTTTTTGTATCTTAAATGGTGCATGTTCTTCGTTAAGATCATCCTTGTTGTTAAATGTTACCTTCCATGATGTTCTGCTTTGCCACTTGTGTTCAAATATTCCTAAATTTTTTAATTCTGCAAATGCATCATAGAATTTATTGGTAGCTTTTCTACTTGAAGCTGTACCATATTCACAAAACATAAAAGCTAACTCTAAATCGTTTTGTGCTTTTATAAACTTTTTAACAAGATTAATATGTTGATTTTGAAAAGGTATTGCTTCGTTATAAGAACCCATTCCTTCTTTAGAGCAGTCACCTGATATTGCTACTAAGCAAAATTCTTGATCTAATTTTTTCATTATGCCATTACCTCTACATCAACAGCATTACCAAATAACGCAGGTTGATAAGTTGAATCAAAAAGATACTGTATTTCATATACTCTTTTCATACCATAAGGTGCATAATTAGAACTAGCAACAACACCTATTCTATTTTGATATGAATATTTTGCATTTCTATTCATATTAATAACTGTGCCTTGTTCTAGGTTTTCAATTTTTGTTTTGTTTTTTGAGTTTGTCATTTTATCTCCTTTTAAATTTATACAACTATTATAACCCCATATTGGAATACATTGCAACACTTATTTAGATTATTTTAAATATACCTATATATTGTGCTTATTTAAGCAATAAGATACTATATAAAGTAATATGCCTATACTAAAATCAACTAAGGTTGTGTTAAGGCAAGATTTTAAACTAGATGTATGGGAGATGACACTATGACGAGTGAATATACCAATTCAAACCAAAGATTAGATGTCTGTACTAGTGAGTACGATTCAAACAAAGAAGATTCTATTCAGAATGATGAGAAGCATGTAAGAGCAGTAGAAGAAACAGAGGACTCTTATATTATTGAGTTTGGTAAAAGTAAACCTGATGTAGAAGAAACTGTTGATGAGATGGAAGACTCTAAAGAAGTAGAAAAAGAGTCTATAGAAATTAAATCTAGCATTAAAGCCTACAACGATGATGAAGAAGACAAGAACTATGGAACATTTGAAGGATATGGTTCTGTTTTTGGAAATAAAGACTTAGGTAATGATGTTATAGAATCAGGTGCATTTACAAAATCCCTAAAAAGAAGAAAACCACAAAACGTAAAGCTTTTATATCAACACAAGTCTGATATGCCTATAGGCGTATTTGATGAGATAAGAGAAGACGATCATGGCTTAGTTGTTAAAGGCAGACTTGCTCTTAAAACACAGGCAGGTGCAGAAGCCTACGAATTATTAAAAATGGGTGCTTTAGATGGTCTATCAATAGGCTTTAGAGTGAACCCTAAAGAAGTTTCATATGATAAGCGTGGTAACAAACGTATTATCAAAGAAGTAGATTTGATGGAAGTATCGTTAGTAACCTTTCCTATGAACCCTCAGGCAACTGTTCGTTCAGTAAAAGGTGAAGATATCTCCATTAGAGAATGGGAGAAAGGACTGCGTGACGCTTTTCAGCTTTCTCGTTCAGAAGCAAAAATGTGTGCAAAAGCACTTGATGATTGTTTTGATCAGCGTGATGCTGATACAAATTCAGACTTGGTAGATGCCATAAAGAACTTAACTTTAACCTTAAAATCTTAATAGGAGATTATTATGTCGGAAGATATAAAAAATGCTATTTCTGATCTAGGTCAAACTTTTAATGAATTTAAAAAAGTAAACGACCAAAGACTAGAAAGCATAGAGAAAGGCGAAGGTACAGCATATGTAGACGAGAAATTATCTAAATTAGAAGCCAAACTGGATTCTTTTGAAGATGTAAATCAAAAACTTACAACTGCTGAAGCTAACGCTGAAAATATCAAAAGCCAAATAGAAAAACTAGAAACGGTTGTAAGAAGACCAAACTCAGGTTTTACTACTAAGCAAGTAGATGAATACATGGGTGCGTTTGATTCATATTGCAGAAAAGGTCTTGAAGGTCTTGATGTAATGGAAAAGAAAGCATTAACAGTCAGCAATGACTCAACTGGTGGATATTTAGCACCACCTGAATATGTGAGAGAATTAATCAAAACGATTACTGAAATGTCACCTATCAGAAGTCTTTCTAGAGTTAGAAGCACTAGTGCTAGAAGTATACAAGTGCCTAAAAGAGAAGCTACTTTTGCCGCTCAATGGGTTGCAGAAAGTGGTACTAGAAGCGAAAGCACACCTAGCTACAGAGTTGGTTTAGAAGAGCTACCTGCACACGAAATGTATGCATTAGTAGATATTTCTGAGCAAGACTTAGAAGACTCAGTATTTGATCTAGAAGCTGAAATGCAATCTGAATTTGCTACGCAATTTGCAGTAGCTGAAGGAAGTGCATTTGTTAATGGTGATTCAGTAGGTAAGCCTGAAGGCTTTTTGCAGAATGCATCTGTTGGCGAAGTAACTTCAGGTTCAAACACTGCTTATACTGCTGATGATTTAATTAGATTAGTACATAGTATTAAATCTGAGTATTCTACAAATGGTACATGGGTATTTAACAGAAATACACTAAGTAACATTAGAAAACTTAAAGATGGTGCAGGACAATATGTGTTTCAAGCAGGTATGTCATTACAAGGTGGTGTAACAAATACTATTCTTGGTCATCCTTATGTTGAAGCAACAGATATGCCTAATGCGGCACAAGATGCTTCTATGATCGCTTTTGGTGATTTTAGAAGAGGATATATGATTGTAGATAGAGTAGCTTTATCAGTATTAAGAGACCCATTCACACAAGCGACTACTGGAAATGTAAGATACATTGCTAGAAGAAGAGTTGGTGGACAGGTAATCTTACCTGAAGCTATTGTTAAACTAACCCAAAAAGCGTAAGCGAGGTATATTATGAGAGATTTAGGAAATAATCTTGTATCAGTACAAAGTCTTGCTTCTGCTGTGACAGCAGGAAATAATGCTACAGTGAATGGAACTGCAGTTGATTTAAAAGGCTTTGAAGGTGCATATGTAAACGTAAACACTGGTGTTGAAGGTGTAACTCTATCTAATAGCTTAAAAATTGAATTTAAGTTAATGCATGGAGATGCTACTAACGCATTAGTTGCTGTTGAACAGAAAGATGTAACGGATAGCTCAGTTACTTCAGGTGTTTTCTTAACACTTGATGACAATGCTGAAACACCACAAACATCAAGCATCGGTTATATTGGTGGAAAAAGGTATGTAAGCGTTGATGTTGTCTTCACAGGCAATCATTCAACAGGCACACCTATGTCTATTGATGTTATCAAAGGCTATGCACGTCATAGTGAAGGAGCAAGTACAGTAACAGTAGCTTAATTGCTATTTTGTACACTGGTGGGGTGAAATACCCCACCTCTATTTAAGGAATAAATTATGTCAAAAAAATATAAAATTCTAAGACCAAAACCATGTATTGTAGATGAAGATACTAGGAAACTAGAACTACAACCTGTTGATAAAATAATTGATGCAGATACTGATTTAATGAAAGCCAATATGGAAAGATTTGAAAGCATGGGTTGGGCTATGGAAATAAAAATGGACTCTGTAGAAGAAACTGTAGAAATTGAAGCAGAAGTAAAACCAAAAAGGGCAAGAAATAAAAAAGGTCAATTAAAAGCTGATGACCCATCTACTCCTGATGTTAATGAAGCATGGGAAGGTGGAGAAGCACCAAAGAAAACAGCTAAAAAAACCACAGCTAAGAAAACAACAAAAAAGAAAACTACTACTAAGAAAAAGTCTTAATATTTCTTTTTATTGTATGTAAAGAATTAATGGCTTAGAATAGATGAATGGCAGTCAAGATACCAAGCGATACTATAAGTAAGCTAGAAGCACATGAACGTGAATGTGCTATTAGATACGAGAATATAGATAGAAGGTTAGAAAGTGGTTCAAAGAGATTTGATAGACTTGAAAATCTTATTTATGGACTTTATGGCTTAATTATCGCTTCAATGTTTGGGCTAATAATAGAAAGGATATTTTTTTAGGAGAATAATATGTCAGAAGACTTAAACTACGAATCACTATATAACACAGCACAGCAAGAACTAGCTAATGCACAACATACTATTAGGGTATTAGTACAAAAGCTACAAGAAGCACAAGGTGATGATACTGTAGTAGGCGAACAACCAATAGTAGAAGAAGCAAAGGCTGATAAGAAAAAAGCTAATTAGGAGTGGTAAATGGCAGGTCTAGTTTTACATACAGCACCTGCATCAGAACCTATAACCCTTGCAGAAGCAAAGTCATATTTAAGAGTAGATAGTTCAGGTGATGATGCTTTAATAACATCATTGATCTCAACAGCAAGACAGCTATGTGAAGAACACACGCAACGTGCTTTCATGACTCAAACATATGAACTGTTTCTAGATGCATTAGAAGACGTAGAAGATAGTC